CTTGGAACTGCGCGCCCGAGCAGGTCAAGTTACCTGCCCAGCCGATCAGTTTCACAATGGCGTCTTGGTTAACGGCCTGTCGCTCGCCGCCAATCGGCACAAAGTTACGATCTTTGTGCGGGCGGAAATGCAGATACTTGGTGTTCAAGAACCACATATGGTTCGCGTTGCCAGCGCCGCTGTTATACGACGAGGAACCGATACCACCGTCCAGCACAACGTCAGACGCCATGCCAGCGCCGTAGTACTTGAGCGAGGCAAAGCCCGCGCCAGCCATGCCCGAGCCGGACTCGGTGATGCGCTGGATGGCCTGCAACGACTGCAAGTAATAACGGTAGTAGTTGTTGTCAGCAACGATCAGGTCAGGCTTGTCGGTGCCACGAACGAGCTGGACAGCGAGAGCGTCCATGTAGCCCTGAATCGTGGTGGACGACACAACGCCCGAGCCGCTAACCGACGCATCAAACACCTTGGACTGCCAGAACGACCACACAGCGCGGTTGATGCCGCCGTAGGTGCCGGTAGTCGGGTCATCGGGAACAGCCGCAGCAAGACCCGTGAGGTTCTTACCCGCGTTGCCGGTGCCGTTGCCGTACAGGTCGCCCGAGATGCGGTTAGCAAGCTGGGCTTCCGCAACTTCCATGCGACCGTCAAGAAGGTCAATGATGGCCTCCTTGCCCGAGTTCTGGATCATCTCCAGACCCGAAATGGTCACGGCAGAAGCGTACTGCGTGATGCTGAACTGCGCCGACGAAATCGGGCTGTTCTGGCCGACGTTCAACACCTCGTATCCCGAGTAGGAATTCGTGTTGTTGGTGGTCGGATCGTTGTACATGATTTCTTGCAAAATCACGTTACCGCCCGAGAACGTCTTGACGTTCCCGCGCTCCTTGAGGCGACGAAGCAACGCGTTGTTGTTCGTCACGTTGTCAGCGAGTTCACCGCTACGGCTCTGAATAGTCGTGGCAATGATGTCGCTGATGCTTGAGTTGGCAAATGCCATTTGATTACTCCTTCATCAGTTAATTACAAACGCGACTCTGTTTCGGAAAATGCTTCCTCTAGGAGTGCGCGACGATTTGCCGCCTTGGGAGCCGTGTTCACGCCGGGTGTGGCGCTTCTGACACTCACCGCTGCTGCTCTGGCCGCTTTCGCAGCCTTATTGGCCTCTTTGGCTTGCTTGGCAACGATCTCGGCCTGTTGGGCCTTGCTCACCTGCTCAAACAAGTTAGGGTCAAGTCTGATGGCCTTCTCATAGGCTTCATCCAACGTCTGCGCCATCCCGCTCTGTAGGAGTTGGATCATCGCCGGTCGGACGTCCTCAAAATGATCAGCCTTCAAACTAAATTGGTTGATTTCGTTTAGCAGGGTCTGGTTTTCCACCATCTCCTGCTGTTGTTTCCAGCCCATGACCTCGCCACGGACTTTGTTCAATTCGTTCTGCAACTGCCACACCATCGGATCAACCGATTGCGGTGCTGCCTGACCCTGTTGGGCGGGCTGGCCTTGCATCGCACCGAGGTTGATGCCGTAGGACTGCGCTAATTGCGCGAAATACTGCAACTTGGCTTGCGGGTCGCTGTTACGCAGTTTGTGGTCAGCGTCCATCAGCGCAGCCACAGCCTTGTCAGGCGTTAAGCCAAGCCCCTGTATCGTCTGCATATACGGGGAGATGGCTTCCTGCATCGCATCGGCAAACTGCGCTTTGGAGAGCAGCGGCTCTACGCCCGCACGCATCTGCTCCTCGCGCTGCCATGCGTATTCCTGCATCTTGGGGTCGGCTTTCTGCCAAACCTCATGGAAATCTTTTTTCCATGACGCCGGGGGACGCTTCCAGACGGGCGGTTCTTCATTTGCCTGCGGTTCGTCAGCAGGTTCCTCGGCCTTTGGCGTAGCAAAACGCCCTTTGCCGTCACGGGCAACGGGTTCAATGGGTTCGCCACGCTCTGCCGCTTCTAAACTCTGCTCAAGAATCGCTCGGCGGTCAGTTACGTCAGTCTGTGGGGCTTCATCTCGTTCCATCTGCTCGTCCACGTTAGCCTCTCCTGTGGGGATTGGTGAAATTCGCGTGTTGGCGCAGGTCGCGCAGTATGCGATCTGCTTGCTCGTTGGTCATTTGGGTGTTGACGATGTGCTTGATGCGTTCAAGCCGCGTGTCTACGGGCTTTTCGTGCCTGATGTGCTTGCTCGGGTCGTCGTTGCCCACCTCAATGCAGTTGTTGGCCTTGAGATGGCGTCGGTGTTCCGAGCGTGAGGTGACCATCTTGCCGTCAATCATGCTTTTGTACGGCACGATGTCGGGCATGACGTAGTGATAACGCCCCTTGGCGTCCTTCTTACGCTCTACAAACTCGCCGTCTATGAAAACGTAAGTGCGTTTCATTGCTCAAATGAGGGGGTTGGCATGGTTTTGCCCATCTGCGCGATGATGAGCTTGGTCTGGGCGTCAAGGTCAGCCTTGTAACGGTCAGCAGCCTGCTTCTGTTGCAGTTCTGCCGCTTTCAAGCGTGCCTCAAAGTCCATCTTCTGCTGTTCCATCGCCATCTTGGCTTGGTTACGCAGTTGTTCCATCTGCATCTCATGCTGCAACTTGGCTTGCGTGAGCGCAGATTCCATCTGCATCTTGGACGCTTCCATCTGGCCCTTCTGCTGCAACTCGGCCTGCTTGCCTTGCTGCTCGCCATCGGGCTGCTGTTGGGCGGCGGCCTGCTGCAACTGCTGCAACGTGGAGTCAATCTGCCCTTCAATCGGTCTTGCGGCCTTAAACGCCTGCATACCAAAACGCAGCAACTCCATCATCATCGGCACCATCTGCGGGCTGGCCTGACCGACCGGCAGGGCTTGTGCGAGGAAGCCACCAAATGCCTGCAAGAACTGCATACGGTCTTGCTTCATCTGGTTTTCGTCCAGCATCACAAGGCTGTCGGCAGCGATGTCCACGCGGAAGTTACGCAGCGGCTTATCTTTCAGCAGTTCTAGCGCCTGCGGGATCAACTGTTGATCCGCTGGCGACATCTGCCCCGCAGCGGCGTAGGCAAGGATCGTCTCGGGCTGGAAGTGTCGGCACATGACCTGTGCCTTGAGGCGTATCAATTCAGAGGCGTACAGGGCTACGTCCTCCTGCATGGAGCGCAGTCTCAATCCTGCGTATTGCCCTTTGATTTGTTGCGCTGTCGCAGTCTCCGACGCGAAGGATGTCCCACGGATGATGTCCGAGATACCCGTGATTTCGTAGATTTGGGACTTGATGTCCTCTCTTGCTCGGTAGCAGTTGAGGAGGGCGTTGGCGAGCGTGTCCAGCGGGAGAAGGTCAATGCTGCCTTTAAGGCCGCCTTTCTCGCTGAAAGCCATCCACTTATCAACTGGAATAAGCGCATTGTTGTCGCCCTCCGTCATTAGGCGTTGCAGCGCAGGCTGGCTGGCGTCATACACGCCACGCACACGCAGCGCCTTGACCAAGCCATCAATGCGGTCAGACAGGATGTCCAACTCCATCGCCTGATCTTGGTACAGCAGGAAGTCAGGCACCGGCACCAGCGTGTCGCTAGTCGTCGTGGCAAAAAGCGGTTTCGGGCAGGGGAAGAACCCCTCAAGACCGAGCGGGTCGTCACGCACATCAATGATCTGCGGCATTCCCTTACAGAACCAGTACACCCTCTCGGTTTCCTTGTCCCACAGTTCACAAATCTTGGCGCGGTTGTAAGTGCGCTTGGCCTCGTTGTAGGCGTTCAGCGGCTCTGGGCCTTGGTCTAGCGGTATCTTGCGAGCCATCTCGTCGCCAAACCGCTCTGCCAGCGCCTCACGGCTCATGTACACCCAGCGCCATACGCAGGTGACTTCTTCCCATGTACGCGCCTGTGAGTGACCGAAATCACGCCAATGGACGTAATCGGTTGGGGCGCATTCGTATTCAATCTGCTCTAGGTTGGGCGGCGCACCCTCACCCTGTTCAATGTTAGAGGTGATAGATACGCCATCGTCCTCAATGCCGATGGGGGCAACGTGCGGCTCGTACCGTATCCATGCCGTGCCACGCCCACCGAGGAAGCGATCCTCCACGCTGTAGGACATGGTGGAGCGAAAGTCAGGATAATGCTCAATCTCAAAATCAATGGCCCGCTCAAGGAGCATACCTGCCACGCGGCCTACCGGATCGTTGTCACCAAAGCGTCGGCTGATGTCAGCCTTTGGCAGTTTGGCGTAAACGGCAGGCTTTAGCGTCTGGACGTTTGACCACAGGATGTTAAAGCGAGCAGCCTCGTTGCCACCCTGCCCACGGCTATCGTCGCGGTAACGCTTAACGATCTTCTTCGTACGAGCCGACCACTTGGCAAACTCGTTGTCGTACTGCGCGATAGTACGGAGATACTTTTCCAGTTCCGGTTGCAGTACGCCTTCCATGATTAGGCCGTGAAGAATCCGACAGCCATGACCGCAAGCCCTGCGCCGGTCGTGATCGCCCACGGGCCGGTAGCCGAGGCGGCGTTAATCTCAAGACTATAGACGCCGACCGGGGTGTTCGCAGCCATCGTCAGGACGGTCGTGCTGCCGTCCAGAACGCTTAACGTGCTGGTGCCGGTCGTTGTGACCGTAACCACGATGCGATGAAGGTAGTCACCCACGGCACCTACGCCACCGAGTACCTGTGCGGTCTGCGAGGCGGCAACTGTTTCGTAGGGGTAACGATTCGGGCTGACAATGCTCATATCCTTGCTCTCCTTGACGTTGTGCGGTCGTGAACCTGCCACATATCGTTCAGCGTGACTGTGTTCTCTGGCCCCACCATCAGCGGCTTGACCTCTGGCGCTGGGGGCTTGTCAGCGACTTCACTCCATGATACCGCAACCATTCTAAATGCGTCACTAGGGTGTGATGTCCAATCGTGGCGCGGTGACTGACGGTAGGCTTTCTTGTCCTCGTCGTACTCGCGTTGAAACTGGCGCAACGCCTCTATGCCCTCGCTGCACTTCTCTGCGTCAAACCACACACGCGGCAGCATCATGCGTACCGCTTGGATGCCTGACTGCACACCGATGTCGGGGACAACAGCGAGTTTGGCGATGTCTAATTGGGCGGCAAGTTGCTCAATGATGCTCTTGCCGGTCTGTAGGCTTTTGGCCCGAGCGTCGTGCGGCAGGTAGTGCTTGGCATAACGGTACGGCTTGTTGCGTACCACATCGGCAATAGTGTGGATGTCCTCGCCCGAGACGGCGTAAAAGTCTATGACGCGGATTTCCCCGCGTGCTACTTGATAGAACCAAATGGCCGTGTCGTCGCGGTAGCCCAAGTCCCAGCCGGTAAATGTCGGCAAGTTGGGGTCGTATGGCACGTTGGTGATACGGCCTTGGTCTTGCGCCTCGCGCATCTCCTTTCCAAAAAAAGCACCGAGGATTGCCGCTTCAAATGAGCATTCGTATTCCTGTAGATACTGATCCTCGGCCAACTGCGCCTTTGCTGCGGCTAGCTCTGTCGCAGGGAGAAGCCCGCTAGTTGAGGCGGGAAGGCGCAACAGGAACCACTCGCTAGGGAGACGAGTGGCGGTATCGTAAATTTCCCAGAACTGGTTTTTGCCTTTCGGTGTACCGCCAAAAACGCACCAACCCTGCTTATCTGACAGGGACGCTCTCAATACGTTCCCGAATACGCTCGGCTTAAAGTCACCGTACTCGTCAAGGTACAGCCCCGAAAAGCCTAGACCGCGCATCGCGTCAGCGTTGTCGGCACCGAACAGGCGTATCTGACTGCCGTTAATGAGCGTAATAGTCAGTTCCTGCTCGTTGACCGATTGGATGATCGGGTGTGCGCCGTCCTTGAAATACTGCCACGCCACGGCCTTTGCCTGACTGCGGTAGGGGGCGACGTAGCCGAATAGTCCGTAAGGCTGCTGGTACATCGCAGCAGCGCGAATCATGTCGTTGACGGCAGCGACGGTCTTGCCTGCGCGGCGATGTGCGACAAGGCAAGCCCAACGTTTCGTGCGCTCATGGAACGGCATGAACGCCTTGCGTGGGCGGTAAGGCAGGATTATTCGGGAGCCATCCATCCGATCTGTACCTTGACCGGGCCGTTGTCCTTACCTGTAATCTCTTGGCGGGCGAGTTTGGGAACGTGGTATTCCAGCAAGGTGCTGAAGGCGTCAAAGGCAGCCTGCGCTCCCTTCTCCGCAGCGATCTCGTCTAGCCACCCTTGGAGGCGGTCTGCGTTGCCGTCCACAAACGCTGCAATGGCCTCTCTGGCGGCCTGTGTGGACTTATTAGGCAATCCCTTGGGCCTGCCCGGCCCGCCTTTCTGACCCTTTTTAAAAGCACCTGCGTTCATTCTTTCGGCTTCCGTGGAAGTCGGTACATAGTTTCGTTAAGCGCGTAGTTTTTGTTGCGCCCGCTGTTCTCTACAAACCCAAACCGCTTGTAAAAATCTTTCAGCCGTTTGGTAGACGTTGCACCATAGGCTGTGGAGGGCGTCAGCGTGATCGTTTTACCGTCTGCGTCGGCTTGGCTGATGATGTCCTGCATGACGCTTGAGCCAATGCCTTGCCCGCGTTGGCCTTGCGGCACCTCAATCTTGGAGAGGTACATCACATTTGGCTGATTGCGAACCGGGTATAGGTTTACTTCAACGTCCTGCTTTTGGGCTGCGGTGGCTTTCAAAGCGCTGGCAAGTTTCTTGCCGTCACGCTCAAGTATGCTGACCTTCTTTTCCTCGCCGGGGAACACGACGAAGTTACGGGTGCCGCCACCCTCGCCTCGGCTGCCTGCATCGGCGTATTTCATGCCGGGGACACCTAATTGGCGTAACTTTTCAGAACGTCCCGCCGGTGTTTTCCCGCCCCACACCCAATTTGAGTATGCGTTCCCGCCCGTAATTCCCTTTTCTACGTTTGCATCAAAGTCTTTAACCACATCAGCGGGAATAGTGCTTCTGATGGCTTGATATGCAGCAGGCTGGTCTTTCAGCGGCTTATCGTAGTCCAGCATCCGATCTACCATTTCGTCGGGTAGGTCGGCTTTATAAAACGAACCGTAAGTCTCAAAGCTAGGCTTTACTTGTGTCGCAAACCACTTTTGCGTGGCGGGCGATAACTCGGCGGCGGCCTTTTCAACCTCGTCCACCGGGTTGTTCATCATCAGCCGTTCAATTAAGTCCAGCTTTTCGTACTCGCCAGCAGCACGGGCGGGCGGCATACGGGCAGCCGAATCCTGTATTTGGTCGTAAACGGCATTGATCTGCTTGCCGCCAATCTTCATCTTTTCGGGGTCATACGAAAGGCGCACTTGGTAATCGCGGGCAACATCAGGACTTTCAGCAAGGTAAATGCCATGCCCATACGCCTGTGCGCCCTCACCCGTGCCGATTTTGCTGGCGTCAAATTCCTCAAAGCGGTGCGGGCTGCCGTGGTAAACGTCAATTTCGGCCATCGGGCCTTTGCCGCGCATCGGGCCGATCATTTCGCCGATTACTTCGCCTGCGCCTAACGGGCCGCTAGTGGCTTTCTGGGCGGTATAGCGCAATGCGTCGGCTAATACAGTAGGGTCGCGCACAATGCCTTTAACGCCCTCGTAAGTGGCTCTAGCCGTACCAACAGGATCGGTGACAAGTGCTTTGACGCCCTCTAACTGGTTGACCACGCCCTGACCGATACCCGATGACAGGTTTTCAAGGTCGGTGCGTAGGCTGCGGCGGGTCGGCTGGACAGGCGGCAGATTGTCCGTTGTGGGGACGGATTCCATCATGCGCCGTCGGCGTTCCTCCTCGTAGGCGAGAGCGGCGGCTAGGCGTTGACGGTCGGCGGCCATTACTTGTTCCTGCTGCTAATGGCTTTGGCCTTGGCTCGGGCGTCCTCCTTGCTAGAGGCTCCCCATGCCTTGAGTGCGAGGGCGAGGCGTGTCGGCTCGCCGTTCTTTGCCATCGGCCCCGGCATATTGCCCATCCGAGCGAGGAAAGAGGCTCGGCGTGGATTGTCGCCTGCCTTGACCGGGGGCTTGAGCGTCCCGCCTGTCTCGGCCTTATACGAGGCACGACCCTTGGCGTTCAGCCCGCCCTTTGGGTTCTTGCCCTCGCTGCGTGTCCACGCGGCTGTCATTTGTTCTCTTTCTTGGCCGTCTTGGCGCTTTCGCGGAATGCAGCGGCAGTCGGTGCGCCGGGGTCACCGGGCTTACGCATCTTTTCGCCCGAACCGGCCTTAATGCGCTCCTGTTTGGCAAGGATGTTGGCATAGAGTCCCGGCTTACGGTTCATTTGAAACGCTCCAGCTTGTAAACCAATGCGCTGATCTCGCCCACGATCTCGTCAATGATGTTCTGTAGGTCGGTGTCTTTCGGCAGGTCGCCTCGTATGCCCTTAACGAACGTCAGCAGGCTGTTGGCGTACTCGGCGGCGTCCTTTTGCACCTTGAACCCATCGGGGTAATCGGTCAGCGGGATAATGCCGTAGTGGCCCTGATACGCCTCGGCGTACTTATCGGCCAAATCTACGATGTTTTCGTAGTAGTGACCCAAGGCTTTGTGGCTCGCGTAGCTCGCCGTCTGCAAATGCAGAAAATGCGTTGCTGTTGCCGAGTGCAGCAACACACCAACAAATTCTGCCGCGTCTTTGTGGGACATAGAGCCTCCCGTGGTGAGGGTATTTTAACGCTATTGGTTCGTCAACTGCACTAATCCGTGCGGCAGGATCAGCGCCAGCGTGCTGTCGTCGGGGATGCCGTGACGTTCCAACACCTCACGCTCTGGCGGGTAGACGAGCATCGCACCCTGATAGGTAAACCGCATCGCATTGGCGACCCCTTTCTCAATACCCTCAAAGTCATCCAGCGCCACGATGCTTTGCGAGTGCAGTAGGCGACCAATATGCCCAAGGTCATCGGGTTCCAGCCGACCGTCAAGAAATAGCAGGTCAATGGCAGGCTGGAGCTTGGCAAACATATCGGTGCTGCTCGTCATCGGGTACTGGTTCACCTTGAACGGCAGTTTCACATCGTTGCTGTAATCGCAGGTGTGTACTTCCGCACCGCCTGACACCAAGGCAAGTGTGGATTTCCCAATGTAGGTGCCGACCTCGGCAACACGCTTCGGTTTATACGCCTGCACCACAGCATAAAGACACCAGAACGTTGCAAAACTCACGCTACCTGTCGGTTTAGCGGTGGCACGCAGCGCATCCAGCATATTCAGTTGCTCCACCCACGGTGCTTTCGGGTGGCTTACGACGTTTTCTAGCAGCGTTTCCCAAATAATTCGGCTAGTGCGTTTTCTGTTCAAATTAACCATGTTAGATTTCTCCTATGTCAACCTTTGTGTTTTTCCATGTCGGCGCAGACATCTCACAGCCGACTGCAATGGTGGCGTCCCTTCGTAAACACAACCCGGGCGCTGAAATCATTCAAGTTACCGACAAGGACACCCCGACCATACCGGGTGTGACTTGGGCGCACCCTACCGAGGGCAACCCCGAGTACCTGATGCTGTGGCGCACCCGAGCGTTTGCCGCGCTGCAACTCGCCCAGCCAGCCCTGTACATGGACACCGATATGCTGGTGCGTCGCCCCCTGCATCCCGAGTTGTTGTTGGGCGATGCGGTCATTGCCGTGACGCGCCGATCCTTCCAACGTGAAGCGATCTTTAACGCCAAGCAACGCGGTCAGGATTACTCGGAACACGCTAATAAGACGCTGGATGCCGTGTATCCATACATCGGGTGCTGCACCATCACCCCTGACGGGTTTGCGTGGGAGCAGTTGGCCGAGATGTACGACCGGCTGGAGCCCAAATACAAAACTTGGTACGGCGACCAAGAGGTGCTGCGGGAATATGTCAACCGCCTGCCGCCGTTTGTAGTCGCGCACCTGCCAGAGCATCAATACGCCTGCCTTCCCGAACATTTCGGCGAGCATCCGAACCCCGTCATCGCGCATTACAAGGGCAACCGTAAAGCACAGATGTTCACCGACGCTGCTCGGGCTTGATCTGTTCGTCGTATAACGCCCACAGGTCGCGTACAGCCGTTTCGGGGTCACGGGCAACGTAATGCTCGCCCCTCGCCCCAAAGACCGCCTTAAACGCCTCCTGCGCTTCTCGTAGCCGCCCCTTTGGCATCTTCACCTCTACCCAGCACACCCACGGCAAGCCGTCAGGGAGTGGGCGGGTAACGAGTTTGTCGGGGATGCCTTGGCCTGCCTTGCCATAATCCATGACGGTAAATCCCGCCTTGCGTAGCGCCTCGGTAATGATGGCGTCGTTGGCATCACGGCGGGCAGCGTGCCTCATCGCTTAAATACCCACATCTGACGGTAATACCGCATCTCGGTAAACGCACCGACCCCGTGATCAATTTCCCGAGAGAGTGCGTCAAACATCTGGAGCATCAGGTTCCGATCGTTCTTCAAGTCTTTGCCAAAGTGCTTGTTGAACTTGTCCCGGTAGCCGTCGTTGTAGGTACAACCCATGTCCTCAATGACGTAATACCCACCCGGTTTGACCCACCTCCAGCAATGAGCCAATACCCCGAGAACGTCCTCGGCAATGTGGTTCCCGTCGTCAATCACTAGGTCGTAAGCGGCGTCTTTGTCCACCTTGCGCGGGTCGCTGATCGTGATGCTCACACTCGGCAGGTCACGGCAAAGCTTGGCGCACTCCATCTGGATGTCGTAACCGTCAATCTTGGCGTTGGGCAGGTAGTTTGCCCACATCCGAAGCGATGCCCCACACGCGATGCCAATCTCGGCAATGGTCAGCGGCGCGTTCTTCCCGCCCAAATCGTCAATGATCTTCTCGTAGTGCTTGGTGTAACCGTGTTTAATGCTGCCCTTGTCCGACCCGAACAAGTCGGCAAGGCCAGTAAGCGTGACTTGCGTAAGGTCAACCTCACCCGTCTGCGGGAAGTATTCTTGCGGGGTGACGGTATCAAGGTATCGTCGTATCCCTCCTCGTTCCGGGCCTCGTTGATGCAACGGATTAACCATATTTGCCACCATATTTGATTACCTCTGTACTTGTTTAGCGGTGGAATTCGCACGATCTTTCAACCTCAACACGCCTTTCTCGCCAAACAATTCCCTGACTAACCCAACAACGCCGGGATCAGCCAATACGTCAGGCGCACCGATTTCGCGGATCAATTCACCAACGCGAATCTTAATTTTCTCCCGCTCGCCCGCGTCGCCAGAAAACGCGGTGCGAGCCAGCAACGCATCGTAGTACCGCAGACGGTTCAGCGGGCTGTTCCGAACGGCTTCATCCCAACCCAAGGCACTCCGTTCAATCGCTCGCGCCACTCGCTCGTCGGGCAGTCCCTTCGGGCCCGACTTCGCGGCGCTCGGAGCATAAGCGTATTCGTCACCCATCACTCTGTCCTCCGGCCGACCACGCTCAACACAGCCGCTGCGCTGACTTTGGCGATGCCTACAGGCTTTTGGATATTGGTTATTGGATTATGGTTATTGGTTAGCATACCGTTTGCATTGCGTTCGCTATGCGTTCGCATCCATCTTTGTTGAGCACTTTGCTTGGCTTTTGCCTGTTTTTCGTGGACTTTTTCCATTTCCTTCATTGCCCGGGCGTTTACATAACCGGACGCAGTAAGGATAAAAAAGTCGTTTAGGATACGACGGATTCTGTCTCGTTCCCGTCCGTTGGCAGGCCGACAAAGCTGCATAGCCTCACGTTCGCCAAACGGTTTTTCGGTGGCGTAAAAGCGATCCAGAAGGAGGGTATAAACGCCATGCTCGTAAGTCGTGAGATGGCCTGTGTCCCGAGCGTAATCGCCTAGATGGCGCGTATAAAACAACATAATTGTCTCCACATGGTTATCACTCCATGCGTGACGATTGACAGGCCAGCATTCCCCCGCTTAACCTATCGTCACGCTCTGCAACTACCCGAAGCGTATAGGCAGCCCCCCTGCCGCGCAAGCCCCCGAAAGGGGGTTTGTCGTTTCTGGCGTCCACTAACGTCCTTTTGGCGCTTTAACCAGCCCAGCCTTGTACTGCCACACCCTCTGCTGCGGGATCGCACCGTTGCGTATCCAACGGGATACAGCCGGGGGTTTAACGCCGAACGCCCGTGCGATACCGCTCGGGGAACCAAATTTCTTCAATGCTGTGTTAATGTCCATTATTCCATTTAACCACGGTTAGCACTTTAAGTAAAGCCCTAAATACATAGCATCGTGGGTATGTATTTTTTTGTTTGGGGTGTTGACATCTGCTTAACTTGTGTTAATATAGCCCCATACCAGCAATGTTGCTGGCCCACAGATAGGAGTCACGCAATGATTACGATGTCAGTCAGCGCCCGCATTTACTACGCTTGCCAGTTAGACGACGGCAGCATCCGCGCACACTATGGTTTGAAGGTCGCCCCGTCCAATGGTCGCAAGGGGTACTGGTTTACCGGCCCTGAAAGCGCGTGGCGTGAACTTGCCGACGATGTGGATTTCCGCAGCGACAGCGGTTGGTCGGACGGCAGAACGCGCAAGACAGATGGCCTGCACGGACGCATCACTAAAGCGGCGGCCAAGGTGGCGGTATAAGCCGCCCCTTGACACGGCCAATAACATCGGTTAACATATCCCACGTTGATAGACACAACACAGGAGCAACAGATATGCCTCGCAAAGACACATTCCACGGTTTTGGTACGTTCTACGCCCTCGGCAACAAGTTTGAGGTTCGCGTGGAGTACACCCAAGACCTAGATGGCGGCATCATCCTTGAGGCTGCCGACCTCATCGGCATTTTCCTTGACAACGACAAGGGCGCCTCATCGCTGAACCACGACATCAAGTTAGACATTTGCGACCTCGGTGCAGATGCCATCTTTGAGCTTGAGGAAATTGCCACCAACGACGCGCTGATGAACGGCCCTTATGGGGAGGATTACTAATGAGCCGCTGGTTACCCCAAGCCATCCTGCTTGTAGTGCTATACGCCACAGCAGCCATTCTTGACCCGTGCGGCGACGGTGGCTGCACTCCGGCAGAGGAGCGAGCCAGCCATGCACGATGACGACATGACTTGGTGGCATCACCAAGACCAATTGATGCAAGAACTGGAAGAACAAGAACGCATAGAAGCCTGCAATAAGGCATTAGCAGAACTGAAGGAGAGAGAAGATGCAGAGTGAAACTATAGGCGCATTGGCCGCCGCGTTGTCCAAGGCGCAAGCCGACATTACGGGTGCGCTGAAAGACAGCAGCAACCCGTTCTTTAAGAGCAAGTACGCTGACCTCGCGTCATGCTGGGACGCTTGCCGCAAGCAGTTAGCGGCAAACAACCTTGCCGTTATTCAAACCATTTATGTGCATTGGAATAGCGGCCAAACCATGCTGTCAACGACGTTGGCTCATAGCAGCGGTGAATGGATACGCAGCGATCTGCCGGTTCTTGCAAAAGACTTAAGCCCGCAAGCACAAGGCTCTGGCATCACCTATGCCCGCCGTTACGCATTAGCAGCCATTGTGGGGCTTGCACAGGTGGATGATGACGCAGAGGCAGCCCAAGGCCGTAAGGGCTTTACGAACGACCCTAGGGGCGATATGGGCAAGGAAGTTGACCCCGCCAAGCGTGACTCGTTTGTTAAGCAGTTCCGCGCAGCGTTTGACCTTGACGCAGAGGAGAAAGACATCGCGCTGGCGGTGTTGGGCGTTCACGAACAAATCAACGCTGACCATGACCTATACATCGCTGTCGCTGACGGCATGACGGCCAAAGAACGGTCAGCCATCAAGAAGTATATTCAAATAGCAAAGGAGCAGAACCGTGCCTGATTACGATCCGAACATGAAAGGCGTCCTGTTTAAGAACAACAAGGACGGCAACGAAAAGCGCCCCGACTACCGTGGCTCGGCGGTGATTAACAACGTGGATTACAACCTGTCGGCTTGGATTAAGTCCTCGCAAAAGACCGGTGACAAGTACATGAGCATCAAGATTGAACCGAAAGGCGAGGGCAAGTTAGCCCGCAGCGGCGAGCCGCAGCACCAGCCGACCAAGAAGCCAGAAGTCACCGAAACGAATTGGGACGACCTTGATACACCCTTCTGATTTTGAGGCGAGGTTTAGGGCAAGTCGCCCGGCAGAAATTGTCGTGGCGACTTATCTCCTCAACATCGGCCATACGGTGACGCTGCCCAAACGGCGCATGGCAAAAGACTTTGCCGACCGGGCAGAGTTTGCCGATAAAGGCGACATATACGCATCGGGCAAGCGCATAGAGGTAAAACACATCAAGCATGATTTTGGGTATCAGGCGTGGCCGTTTGAGACTGCCGCCATCTGCGCCAAGAAGTCGTTTGATGCCGCCGATCCTCGCCCCGACTATTACTACGTCGTCAACGCCAGCATGACCGTAGCGGCGTTGGTGGACGTTAAGACGACGTTCCCCGATTGGCGTGTACAAAAAATTGTGGATCGTGAGCGCGGATATGATTACGACGTTTATGCCGTCACACCCGAATACCTTGGCTGGCGATACATAGACTTTGAGGAGCGGCTGTGAAGCGCATATTCCCTAAAGGAACCACACCCGAGCAGTTAGCCACGGCAGCAGTCCGCATGGTGCAGGGGCTAGACCCCTCCCGTGCGTGGTGCATAGAGGTGCTGGAGTGGAAGCGCCCGCGCACCGATCAACAAAACCGCTTTCTGTGGGGCGTGTGTTACCCCGCGATTCTAGAGGGCGGTGGCGAAACGCTGGCAGGCTGGACGCGAGATGACATACACGAATACTTCCTTGGTGAATGTTTTGGCTGGGAGACGCTAGAGGGCTTTGGCCGCAAGCGTATGCGCCCAATCAAACGCTCCAGCAAACTGAACAAACAGGAATTCAGCGATTATCTGTTGTTCCTAGAAACACGCTGCGCTGACATGGGCATCGTGATACCGGAGCCTGTATATGCTGCGTAAGGCTGCCAAAGACCGAGGCTGTACAGTACGCATACCGGGCGTGTGCAACTTCAACAGCGCCACCACCGTGCTTGCTCACATCCGTTTAGCGGGCGTCAGCGGCATGGGCATGAAATCACCCGATTTGCTCGGTGCGTGGGCGTGTAGCGCCTGTCACGACGAAATAGACGGCAGAACACGCAAGAGCGGCATGACACGCGATGAGTTACGCCTAGCCCATTACGACGGCATGGCGCGAACCATCGTACAACTAGAGAAAGAGGGGCTAATATGAGTTTCATGGTGGACACGCCGTACACCACGGCTTACGTCCGTAACGAGTTTTTGTATGACCATCAGGAAGGACAAGGAGGTTTTACGCTCTGTACCGTCCTAGGCTTTAGAGCCGAGCCGATGCGCGCTCCTATGTTTAGCGTCATGCTGGAATGTGGTGCAATGTGGGCAAGAATGCCTATACACGCCATTTGCTCCAAACCCTGCGACCCGCTACCGCTCAACGTCTGCGTGTGGTGGGACTCGTTTAGTCGGTTTTGCGAGGTGCGTGAGATGCAGTTCCTGCGTAATCACAGAGTAGAGGCATATTGCCGCGACAAGGTACTACGGTCAGGCGTGTACCTGTTTAGCGTGTTCTGGGCCAATGGCGGCTGGTCGGAAATACCTGACCAATCCAAAGATCACCACATCATCGCGTTAGATAGCGGCCAATGGGTTGCCATGCCCAATAACAAACTACGTTGGATAGATCCCTCGCATTTACATGGCGAAATACCGCGAGGCTGGAAGTCACCTAGTACCAACTACAGCGTGGAGGCATTACCGTGAGATGGATCATTGACCTATTCCGCAGGCTACAGGCCAACCGTGATCGTGAATGGCGCTATGTGCCAGCCCCTAACTGGCGCTGCTCCCGAGGAGGGCGGGATATATGGTGAAACGATGCGAACTGACAGGCTCGTTGATAGATGATTTATCCCCACCGGGGGCGTGGAAAGAGGAACTAGAGCGTATCCCTTGGGGGTACGGTCAGAAGCAGGGTGATAGGCTTTCTAATGCGTTTGTAGCGATGCGGCGCATGGGGTTACACGATGAGGCGTCTTTGCTGGAGTTAGAGATTAAGACGCTACGCAACGAAATAGAGTATTTGCTTAACCGTTAAGGTATAGCGCCCGCTCATCCTGACGCCGCTTAACAAGGCCGGGTAACACTCGGCCACCGGCTTTTGTCCACTTCATAAACTCGTCGGCGGCTTCTTCAAACTCGCCACGGTTGGTTTTCATGCGTAGGCTGGAGCGTTGTAGGTTCCCAAGGCCGACGTTGAAGGCAAAACTCACCAATGCGTCAAACCGGCCTTGATGACCAACAGCAGCAGGGCAAAGTCGGGCCACGCCGCGCTCAAACCGGCCAAGGTCTTGAGCAAGGATAGCGTCAACCTCTCCCATAGTGAGGATGCGATCCCAGCCCTCGGGTATCGGTAAGGTGCGCCGTTCCTCATATTTTACCGCCGCGTGTGAAGGATCTATAACGTGGCCGACCCCGACCGTCCATAACAACGCAGGACACCGATAAGGGCGTGTTCTGACGCCCTCATGATGACAAATCATGCGGATCGCGGCAGGACTGACCTTCACTTCTTGCCGAAAGCCTGCGTGCCAAACCAGAACGCAATGATGCTGCTCAAAATCAGCATTTCGTCGTCAGAAAACACTTCAGCCATTGCAGCAGCAAACGGCACACCCGTGTTGTAGGCGTACCAGACGCCTGCAATGTTGATGGCGACGAGTTCCAGCACAAAGATGTAGGTCACAACCGGACGCACCGACGCACGCAGGTTAATCATCCATTGGGATGCGCCTTTGCCAATCTCAACGTCGTGGCTATACAGCGCCTGACGTTCCTCGGCAGCAGTCTGCGTTTGGATTTGCTCCAGTTTGATTTCCTCAACCCGTGCCTGCGCGATAAACCCACGTTCTGCAAGAGCCAGTTCGCGCTCCTTTTGCGCGGCGACAAGGGCTAACTCATGCTTCTTGTCTTGGCGGTCTTGGAAGATTTGCAGAATCTTGGGCAAACCGCCTGCAAGGAACGACAGGAATGTGCTAACCATTGTCATCATTTGGAAGCCCTCACTACGTCGTCGCCCTTGGTAACGGTGACATGATCGCCCTCAACGTCCACCCGCATCGGCTGCTCTTTGCGATCCAGCCGGTCTAGTTTGGCGATCAGTTCCTTAATTACCTCAAACTCGGGTTTATCTTCCTTCTCCACCGTGCCTGCAATGCTGGCAAGCATAGAGATAAGAGCGGTCAGCGAGGCACCAAGCAGCCCCATCACGGCAGCGATCTTGTCCGAATCTAACGCAAGGCTAGACAGCACGCCGATCACCACAATGGCCGTGATGTATTTCAGCCCGTCCTTACCAATGGCTTTACCGGCTACGTCCTTGGCAGACGACTGCGCTTCAAGCCGTTGCAACTCGGCTTGTATTTGCACCTTCAGCAACTGGATGTCGGTAACGTCGTTCACTTCTGCAACGCCTCCAACAGCAGCAATCCCATGCTGCCGAGTGCGCCAAGCAGGATCAAAATGATTGCGCCACCGATCTTTAACATCAGTTGCTCAAGGCGTTTAAGGCGAGCGTGGATGGCCTCGTACCGTACTGTGCAAACATCAATGTGGCTGGTAACGGTCACTTCTAGCTCTTGGACAGATGTCACGGCATACCCTCAACCGCGACCCACGACAACGTGGCTTCATCCCATGAATACATCTTGGGCGGTTCGCCTGTACCGGCATCCGATGGCATCGGCACCGGAGCCTGCCATTGGGCATCAGCGTCCAGCGTCCATGACGGGTACGGCTGCGGCGCTACGAAAGCGTCAATGTCAGCGCGGTAGGTGTAGCCGACGCCTGCGTAGTTTTTGCGGATGTTGCCGTGATAACTAGTCTGTTTCCAGTTACCGCCAAGCAACTTCTGGCAGAACGCCACGCCGATGCTCTCCACCTCTGTGCCGTTGGCGTCAGCGGTGTCGGAGTTGGCTACGACGATGACCCGCAGCACAACATTGTTTGAATCAAGTTCAGCAAAATGAGCCATTGTCTTACTCCTTCAAATGCAATGCGGTCAGGCTGCTTTCGTCTCCAACATAGCCAGCCGGAAAAGTGTTAAATGCAAGGGAAACACGGTCATCGCCCTGCACGGTTTCTACCATGTGCGTCAGGCTTGACGGGAACAGCATCAAATCGCCAGCGCCAACTTCAAACCACCACGAATCGCTGTTGTGGACGTTGTAGTTGTCGGTCGGCAGTTTGATTTGCTGATAGCCGTCTTTGTAAAAGTAAATCTTGTCACGCTCACGGGCAGCCTTGAGGTACAGCACCCCAGACACGAACGAGTTGGGATGCGCGTGTTTGTGGTGGTACTGACCGGCCTTGGTGTAGTTCAGCCACGATTGCGTTAGGCGCAGCGTAACGTCGTGTTTCGGCGCGTAGATTGAGCGCAGATACTCGTTGACGCTGGCTTCGGCAAACGCTTTAAGGCTTGCCATCGTGTCGTGACGCAGCACATAGCGGTCGTCGCTCGTCGTGTTGCCCATGTTGCTATGCGTCGGCTGCTCGTCCACAAACGCCATTTCCTCGGCGGTGTAGTCCCGTCCAAGTTCAAACTTGGCGACAGCCGTAGGGAAGAGGTTGTATGTAATCACGCAACCGCCTTTTCAATTTGGGCAACGTAGTCGTCAAACGCAGCCTGCTGCTCGGGCAACAGGATCGTCGGCACCGCGTCCTCAAGTTCCTTGATCTTTTCAATCGTGAACATGATTTCGTCCCACGACGGCTTGGGTCGCGGGTCTTCCCAGCGGGTAATTTCGCGGTTGCTGATCTCCCACTTTGCGCCGGGGCGAAGCAAGTGCATCGCCGTATCAATGCCCATGAGTTGATAAGTTTTCATGTGAAGTTGACCTTGAGGATTACGATACCGGAGCCGCCAGCGCCGCCGGCTTGGCAAGCCGTATTGTTTCTGCCGCCTCCGCCACCGCCTCCGGTGTTAGCCGTGCCCGCTGAACCGGCTGTGTCGGATGAAGCGCCGCCATTGCCGCCACCACCTGTGCCGCCTGTGCCGGCGGTATTGTTGGAGTTACTTCCTCCACCACCACCACCTGCGTAAGTGACGCTGCTACCGGAAATACTAGATGCGGTGCCATTACCGCCATTGCCGCCTGCTTCTGATGCGCCGGGGCTTGCTCCGACCGCAGATGCGCCGCCACCACCGCCAGCGCCAGCATTACCGCCGGTTGCGCCTGCGCCACCGTTACTGCCTTGAGATGGCGAAGTGCTAGGCGTGTTGCCAGAACCAGCACCACCGCCGCCTGCGCCGCCACCACCAGACCCACCGTTGCTGCCGGTTGTGGTGCCAGAACCGTCGCCACCTTTACCGCCGCCGGTGGATGTAATCGTGCTAAATACGGAATCTGATCCGTTAGTTGCCACACCAGTATTGGTGCCGGCAGTACCACCACCGCCAACGGTAATGGTGTATTCAGTTCCTGCGGTAATTGCTAATGCGGTTCCTGTACGGAATCCGCCAGCGCCACCGCCACCGCCACGACAATATCCGCTGCCTCCACCCCCCGCAACAACGAGGTAGTCAACGCTCACCGCACCCGCTGGTGCAGTCCACTTCTGCGATGACTTGAAGGT